TTACAGAGGACGAGGCACAAAAGATCAGGGAATTAATAGAACAACTTAGAAAGCCACTGTAAAAGGTGGTTTTTCTATTTGGTATAAAGTATCAATCATTACATAAAAGTCGCTGTAAGGGGCGATTAGAGCTTGGAAAGGGGTGAGATAGATGGCAAAAGACACATTGACAGTAAAACAGGAGAAGTTTGTCCAGGGCCTCTTCCGGGGGCTGACGCAAATTGATGCGTATAAGAAGGCATACGACTGTAAAAAGATGTCCGATGATGCCATATATGTACATGCAAGCAGATTGGCTAACAGCACTAAGATTGCGCTAAGACTCAAAGAGCTTCAAGACGAGCTGAAGAATCGAAACATGGTCACGGTCGAGAGAGTTATCGCGGAATACGCAAAGCTGGGGTTCTTTGATCCGCGGAACTTATTTCACGACGACGGGAAGCCAAAGGAAATCTCTGAACTTGACGACGAAACGGCAGCGGCGCTCGCCGGCCTCGACGTGCAGGAAGTATATGACGGCTATGGGGAAGACCGGAAGTTCGTGGGCTACACGAAGAAATACAAGCTCACTGACAAAAAGGGCGCTCTTGACAGCATGGCGAAGTACCTGGGGATGTTCACGGAGAAGGTTGAACACTCCGGCGAAGTCAAAATAACGCTGGAGGGGCAAGTAAAAGACTGGGCGAAATAGCCTGAATTCAACCGTTTTATGCAAAACACATCTATTCCCAAAATGAACATTATCGGAACAGTTGCGGAAGAGTATTGAAATTTCAACAATTAACAACGGAGCATAATATTCGCGGGCAATAATTATTCAAATATGCACCGATTATACAACGATTTTGCATAAAAGTATCGCTCGATAGCGGGGTAAACACAACTTTTTATACATTTCTATTCAAAACGGGGTGGCGCAATGAACCTCAAAATAGAACCGTACCCAAAACAGGTGCGGTTTTTTAATTCAACTAAAAGATATATAGCCTACGGAGGGGCGAGGGGCGGCGGGAAAAGCTGGGCGGCCCGGACAAAGGCCGTTTTACTGGCACTTAATTATTCGGGGATCCAAATCCTTATACTCAGAAGAACCCTAAAAGAACTCAGGGAGAATCACGTTCTCCCTTTAATGATGCAATTACAGGGCATAGCCAAGTACAACGCCCAGGAGAAGGAGTTTATATTCCCTAACGGCTCCAGGATCCTACTGGGGTACTGCTCTGCTGAGTCCGATGTACTTCAATACCAGGGCCAAGCGTATGACGTTATATTTCTGGAAGAGGCGACACAGTTTACAGAGTTTCAGTTTACCACTTTAACAGAATCAAACCGATCCAGCGGAATGATGCAAGAGAAGTTTTCGCCGAGAATGTATTTTACTTGTAACCCTGGGGGAGTCGGTCATTCATGGGTTAAGAGATTGTTTATTGACAGGGATTACCGAAACAAGGAAAAGCCGGAGAATTACGACTTCATTCCTTCCACGGTCTATGATAACGAATTTCTAATGACCAACAACCCTGAATACGTCGAGAACCTGGAAAACCTACCCGAAATGCGTAAACGCGCCATGCTGTACGGTGATTGGGACGCATTCGAGGGGCAATACTTTTCAGAGTGGAACAGAGAGATACACGTTATAAAGCCATTTGAGCTGCCCGCGAACTGGAACCGTTTTATCTCATTGGATTATGGCATGGATATGACCGCAGCTTATTGGTGGGCGGTAGACACGCACGGGTTTTGCTATATTTACCGGGAGCTGCACGAACCGGGATTGATCCTATCCGCAGCCGCGCAGAAGATAAAGTCAATGGCAGCCGAGAAGTACGAATACATTATTGCATCGCCCGACCTGTGGAGCCGCAGGCAGGAAACTGGCGAAAGCGGATACGAGATTATGACCAGGAACGGCTTACAATGGCTCAGACCGGCGAATGACTCACGCATACCGGGATGGCGAACAATGCGAGAGTACCTAAACCCCATACCGGATCAGTACGGCGGCACAACTCCAAGGCTGAGGATATTTGAAAACTGCACAATGGCCATTAAAAACATTCCGCTATTGCAGTACGACGACAAGAGAATTGAAGACGCGGCAACCGAACCGCACGAAATAACCCACGCTTGCGAGTCGATCAGATACGGGATAATGAGCAGGCCAGACACAACGAAAGTTCCGGAGCCGCCAAAACATTACAATTTCTCATGGGAGCGCCCGAAAGCCGACCCCGGAGGGTACGGGGATTTGAGCAGGGTGATATAGGAGGGGCCATGTTAGAACTAAATCAACTTTATCTGATGGACTGCATGGAGGGCATGAAGCAATTTCCCGATAAGTATTTTGAACTGGCGATAGTTGACCCGCCGTATGGAATCGGAGAAGACGCATCACATAACAACACCGGAGACAGGTCAACGTCAAAATGGAAAAATCCATCAAGCGTTAAATACAAGCCGTTTGAAGACTCAAAAATACCGGATAAAATATACTTCCAAGAACTTAAACGAGTGAGTAAGAACCAGATTATATGGGGTGGTAATTACTTTACGGAATTCCTGAAACCATCAAGGGGCTGGATTGTATGGGACAAGAAAGCAGACATAAAGGAATGTCTTAGCATGTGCGAGTTAGCATGGAGCAGTTTTGATATGAAGTGCAACAAATTTGAGTTTCTATGGGCGGGATTCAAGAAGCAAGTGCAAGAGCAAAGATTCCACCCCACACAGAAGCCAGTAGCACTATACAAATGGCTTTTAATGAACTACGCCAAGCCCGGCGACAAGATACTTGATACCCACGTCGGGAGCGCATCGTCATTAATTGCTTGTTACGATATGGGATTCGACTACATAGGGTTCGAGATTGATGAGGACTATTACAAGGCGGCACAAAAGCGCATAGAGGAAAACAAGGCACAAATCCGCATGGTTATATAGGAGGGTACATATGCAAACAGCATTAATCATACTCTACGCACTCTTGATTATTCAGAGTGCTTTTTTAATCCTTATAGGGCTTAAAATCCTTCAAGCGAACAGAACACCCAGCACACCGCATAAACCCCTGTTAAAGCCGATATTTAAGCCCAAAGAGACAGAAGAACAGAAGCGAGAGCGCATCCTGCTTGAAAACATCGAGGCGTACGACGGCACAGGGCGCAATCAACAGAAATTGTAGGTGATGATATGAGACTATTTGGAAAAAGCGATGATATGGAAGTCACAAAGGTCTGGCAGCATTACGACCACGGGCAGGACTGGCACCGGCAGAACAACCTGTACTCCGATACAGAGATGTTTTATAACTTTGTCGAGGCTAACCAGTGGGCCGGAATAGAATCGGGGGACGAGAAGTTACCTTTTTACGACTTCATTACTCCCATCGTGGAACACAAAACGGCAATGGTCGCCATGAACACCGTAACGATCAATTATAGCCCCCTGAATAGCGAGGATAGAGCTACATATCAATCAGCCTGTGACCTTATTAACGAGTTTGCCGCCTCCAAGTGGTAGTTAGGCAAAATGGACACCGCAATGTGGGATATGGTCAACGCGGCGTGTATTACGGGCGATTCCTATTTGTTTTTCTACGACCGCGAATTAAACCATCAGCGGATAGACCGAACAGATATTTATTTTGCGGACGAGCAGGAAAATGATATTCAGAAGCAGCGGAGGATTATAATTTACGAAAGACGGCTAGTTGAGGACGTAAAAGAGGACGCACGTAAGAACGGCCTGCCAGAAGAAGAGATAGCCAACATCTTAGGCGACGACGACACAGACAATTTACCCGAAGCCGCCAAGAAGGAAGTTAAAGGCGAAGAGAAGTGCAGTTGTCTGCTGTGCCTTGAAAAGAAGCCCCTTCCGCCGCCACATACTGAGCCTTACGGGATTTTTATTTCCAGATCCACCAAGACCGTCATATACCAGCCCGAAACTCAGGTTATAGGCTACGATGAGAACGGACAACCTACCGGCAGAGGGATAACCCTGTATCCCATTGTAAAAATGATGTGGTATCCCAAAAGAGGTTCTTCACGTGGGATAGGCGAAGTCAAGCGCCAGATCAACAATCAGATCGCCTCTAATAAGAACCTTTACCGCAGAGCCGAGAGCGTCAAAAAGAGCGCATTCCCGAAACCCGTTGCAAGCGTGGATATGCTGACCAACCCCGAAGATGCCGATAAAGTCGGCGTAACCATGAGAGTCAGAGGGCCAG